GGAAGTATCTAAGCTATGGTGCAAGCCACTGGCGTAAATCCAAGACACATTAATGACTGACACGACTAGAAGACAATTCTTTAAAAGGGCAGGTCAAGCGGCAGGTGCAACCTTATTGACTGCTGGATTACCAGGAAGCAGTAAGAACAAACCGAAGCCTATACCTAAAAAGGTTGCTCCAGTAAGAAAAGGTCTTGGCCCACAAGCTAAAGCTTACAGGAAGTTCCTCCACTTTATTACTAAGGGGAATTATGATGTAGTAAAGGGACATCATGGAGTTTACACGAAAGAATATCCTAAAAGCCAAACTGGGAAGATATCTCCTATTACTGGGTCATCTGTAGACAGGACTTTATCTTTAAAAGAAGCAACTGGAAAAACAGGTAGACAGATTGCAAGTACCGATCAGACACGAAATTTAGCAAGAGAAGCTTTTGAGTCTTCCATTAGCGGTAAAAACAAACCTGTAATAAAAGCTGGTGATACTATTCATAAAGTGAAATCCAAGTTTCCTTCGGCAGAACTAGCTCTAAAAGGTAAATACAGCGAAAAACTCAGATTAAAAAATTTCCAGGCTTTCAATACAGGAAATCCTTTCAACCAGGTTATTGGCGCAGAAGAATGGTCAAAGGAAGTCAAAACACAAATAAAGGTTGCAAGAACAGCAATGGCAAAGGAAATAAAGGCTGAAAGATCTAGAAAGAAGTCTATTTCAAAACGAGGTATCTTTGAGAAAATTAAATCAAAAGTGAAAAAAGTAACCCAGAAAATACGTGGAGGAGGTGGGAAAATGCCAATACCTGGAATGGAAACAGCTAAAGATCCTACTGGAATGAGTTTATTACGTAAATACACATTATGAACACTGAAAAACAGCTAAAATTCATAGAAAACTACTGTGAAACAGGAGATGCAGTCCAATCTGCTGTAAATGCAGGCTATAAAAACTCTCATACCATCGTTAATCAAGCCTGGAAGCTGAAAAGAGAACTTTCCAGAGAGATATCCAAGCGTATGCTGGAAAAATTCGTTGATAAGGCTCCTGTCGCCTTTGGAACACTCATCGAATTGATGAATGAGAGTGATTCTGACACGGTTCGTCTGCAAGCCTCCAAAGATATTATGGATCGTGGAGGATTTAAGCCTAAAGACACAATGGTTATTGAAGAAGAGGCTAAAACCATCCCTGAACTGGAATCAGAACTTCAGATGCTTGTAGGAAAGGACAAAGCAGACCTTCTTCTTGGAAAAGTGAAGCCTGAAACCGAAGAATTCGCAAAAATCGCAGTCTCAAAGACTAAAGAAGAGGATTCCAGCCAGCATATCAACTGATGGCTAAAATAACCAAATCCGATCTCTTAGCCCAACGGATAACAACTGATCTAGTAAGAAATGGTGTTTTCTCAAGAAGAGAAGATGCTATGAAATTCGCCAGATCTGCTATTACCGATCTAAGGAAAGGATTTACTAAACCTCTTGCAATGAAGGCCCTTTCTCCGCAAGAACAAGATATTATGCGTTGGCGTAATGCTTTTAATCAGGCATCCAGCAATTGGACACGCAGAGTCGAATATCAAGACTACAAGCCTGGACAAAGAGGTAAATCCCAACCTACTAAACTATCTGGTCAACCTAGACAACTAGGGAACACGCAATACCGTATCTGGTTAGATCAGTTAGAAGCAGAAGCTCCTAAACACGTTAAGAGTGATCCTGAAATCCAAAGAATGAAAGGACTTGCTCTAAGAAATACCAAAGGAGGACAGCAAACTCAGAAAATCACTAGAGTTGATTTAGGAAAAGGTACTGAACGTGCGAAGAATATAGATGTTACCGACATCCAACGTGTTCGTGATTTAAGAGCGCAACAGCAACAAAGACAACCAACGACAACTAAAACCGCAGGTTTATCTCCTAAACTAGCACCTAAAAATCTAATCAAATCTCCAGAACAGTTATATCCAAGTACAACTCAGACTCCTTCCACAGCACCTTCTAAGCAAGGACAAATGTTAAAAAAAGCAGACTTAACTAATCCTGCTGGAGTAGCGGAAGCAAAGTATGAACGTGAGCTTATGGATGTTGCCAGAAAAGAAGGTAAGGCTGGTCTTAAAAAGAAAATAGAAGCAGATACAGGCGTTAAACATTCCAAGTCTTCATTTGGAAAAATCTGGAAACAATTCGTTAAAGCATGGGAAAGTGCTGGAAGACGGTCAGGAGCAGGTGTACCAATAAGAGGTGGTGGTAAAGGTGGTGGTACTCCTACCAAGAACCTTACTGGTGGAAAGATGGGAATCAATGATCATATCAAACTCCTATGACTCTTGAACGTACAGTAGAAATCCTTACTGATATAGATACTCAGAAATCTACTAACAGGATCTTCTTCTATGAGCCTTATGGATATCAAAGTGAATTCCATAGAGCCAGAGACATGACAGGTAAGTTTGCCAGACAACGCCTACTCATGGCGGCAAATAAGGTCGGTAAAACCTACTGTGGTGCTTGTGAAGTTGCTATACACCTCTTAGGTGAATATCCTGATGATTGGGAAGGTCATCGATTTGAAAGACCCATAAAAGCATGGGTTGCTGGTAATACGACTGCAAATACTAGAGATATCGTACAGGCAGAACTGTTAGGAGAACCTGGAGATCCTGAAGATTGGGGTAAAGGTATGATTCCTAAAGACCGAATTCTACATACAGACAGAATGCCTGGAATTCCAAATGCCTATAGTGCTGTTACAGTTAAGCATAAGTCAGGCAGAAACTCTAAACTCTGGTTCAAATCCTATGAACAAGGTAAAGAACAATGGATGGGGAAGGCTGTAGATATTGTCTGGCTGGACGAGGAACCTCCTCAAGATATCTATTCGCAGGGGCTACGTGCTACTTTGAAGACAAGAGGTTTGATTTTTATGACATTCACTCCCGAAAAAGGGATGACGAATGTTGTTGCTCAGTTCATGAACGATTTAAAATCAGGACAACAACTCTACCATGCAAGTTGGGATGATGCTCCACACCTTGACGAAGAAGCCAAAGAAGAGATACTTTCTGCCCTTCCTCCACATGAAAGACAGATGCGTTCAAGAGGGATTCCTCTACTTGGTTCAGGTCTGGTATTCCCAATTGACGAAAACACTATTAAGGTTCCTTCATTTCCACTTCCCAAATTCTGGCCTAAAATCTGTGCCATCGACTTTGGTTGGGATCATCCGTTTGCTTGTATCTGGATTGCTTGGGATCGTGATACTGATACCGCATATGTGTATGATGTCTACTCTGTACGTGCTGAGACTCCTGTTACACATGCTCATGCAATTAAAACAAGAGGGGATAAGATCCCTTGTGTCTGGCCTCATGACGGTATGCAACACGACAAAGGATCTGGGGAACCTCTTTCTAAGCTTTATCGTAGGCTCGGGGTTAATATGCTTGGTAATCATTTTAATAATCCCGATGGTGGTAATAGTGTTGAGCCTGGGATTATGGATATGCTTCAGAGAATGCAGTCGGGCAGGCTTAAAGTATTTGACCACTTGGGGGATTGGTTCGCAGAACTCAGAATGTATCACAGAAAAGATGGAAAAATAGTAAAAGAACGAGATGATATTATGTCTGCAACCAGATATGCAGTTATGTCTTTACGTTATGCTTCAGTTGGTGTAGATAAGAAAAGAGTTGACCATGCATACGGTTCTCAGGATTATGAATACGATTATTACGGAACACCAAGTAATAAATCAGAAGTTTTTAAACCAATTTCAGCAATAGGGTGATTATGGGCGGATCAATAGGAAATGTTTTAGGAGAAATTGCAAAACCATTACAGCAAGTAGGCGGAATGCTTGGTGATACAGCAGGCAAGGCATTAGGGCAAACGCCTTTAGGCGGAATGCTTGGTGATTCCCCAATGGGCGCAATGATGCCAGGAGAAGATCCATTAACTCAAGGCGCAATGCAATCCCTCCCAGGAGGTAAAATGGCTAAAAAAGGAAATGAATTGATGGGTGGAAGTTCGCTAACAAGAAATCTTAAACGAAGAATGATGGGGTAATATGGAATATATAGAAATATTAGAAAACAATAGACCTTGGGATTGTGAGATATTTCCTGAATCCAAAACGATCTGTTATGGAGGTGGAAGTCCAAAAATCGATTTAACACCTCCTTCTTTACCTAAGCCGCCTGTAATAAAAGCTCCTACTTTTAATATCCCTGAAGTTAATATGCCACATGTCAATGTTCCTGACATAACAGAAATGAATCTCACTCCATCTCAGGGCAATCTAGATGCTCTATCATCATTTGGAGAAAATGTAACAGGTGCTTTAGATAGGAATATAGGCCAGGATTCTGCACTAGGTCAAAACTTACAAGCAAATCTGGGAGGATTACGAGAAGGTATTGATCATAATATAAAACAAATCGGAATTGGTGGGCAGATGATAGGTGGTATGCTTCAAAAATTATTTAATCCTCCGAGAAGTGGAGGCGGTGGAGACTCAGGAGGTGGAGGGGGTGCTATGGGGCCAAGTTCAGGTGGTCTTGCCAGATTAGGAGCATCTAAACTACAACAGAAAAAAGCAGGTATGGGTCGAAGACAGACTTATCTGACTAAAGGATAATGGATAACGAAAAGACTGATTTATTTGAAGCTCTAAACAAAGAACTGGCATCTGTTAAAGATGCTAGAAGGAATTGGGAAGAGCAGTGGCAGAATATAGGTGATCTCATGTCTCCTAACCGTGGAGACTTTGTTGCCCTACGTTCTGCTGGTGAGAAGAAGAGAGAAAAAATCTTTGATTCTACTCCTTTACGTGCATTAACCAGATTCTCATCTGGAATGCATAATCTTCTTACTCCGTCTGCACAACATTGGTTTGAAATCCAATTAAAGAATACAATTCTTAGTCAGGATAAAGATGTCCAATTATGGTTGGAAGAAGTTACCAAATTGGTAATGGAAGGTTTTAATCGACCTAACAACAACTTCCATCCTAGTATGCATGAATATCTTCTGGATCTTGGAGCATTTGGTACTGGAGTTATGTACATCAAAGATGTTCCATCAGAAGGACCACATTTTATGACCTTTCCTCTCTATGACTGCTATCTTGCAAAGAATGAGTTGGGAAGAGTGGACACGATCTATCGTGTATATGAACATACTGCTAAAGAGCTATTGGAAACTTGGGGCGACAAAGTTCCTGAGAAAGTCCTCAAATCCAAAGAAAAGAACTCAATCTACGATAAGTTTGCCTGCTGTCATGTAGTCAAACCCTCAAATACATTTAAAGAACCTCCTCAGAATAGATTTCCCTGGACAAGCATCTACTTCATGCCTGATGAAAAGGAAATCCTTAGTATAGGAGGATTCAACGAATTCCCATTCATATGTAGCCGATGGGAAAGAAATTCCTTGGAAACTTATGGAAGAGGTCCAGGGGGTGAAGCACTTGCTGATGTCAAGATGCTCAATGAGATGGAAAAGACCTACCTGAAAGCATTACAGAAGATGGTAGATCCTCCACTCATGGTTCCAGATGATGGTTTTATCAATCCTGTAAGGACAACGCCAGGAGGCTTAAACTATTATCGAACTGGACTCAGTAAGGATGAACGCATATTCCCTTTACCTGCAATGCAGAGATTGGATTATGCCGAGAATAAAATGTCTCAGGTCCGTGAATCTATTGAAAAGGCATTCTATCTGGATATGATGGAATTGCCTGGACCTACTGCACAAGATGGTGATGTTTTGAGGTTTACAGCAACAGAAATCCAAGCAAGACAGAGAGACAGGATGCAAATTCTTGGTCCTCTTGTATCTCGACAAGAAATCGAATTGCTAGGACCAATGATTGAAAGAACTGTCAATATCATGATGCAGAACAATATGCTTCCTCCTCCTCCTGATATAGTCTTAGAACAAAAGGAATTCAAAATTGAATACCGTAATCCTATTTCTATTTCAATGCGTGGATATGAATTGAACAGTATTTCTCAATTAATTCAGTTCCTTGCACCGATGGCTCAAGTCGATCCTACTGTATTGCAACGATTGGATATTTCCAGAATCGCCCAATTAGGGGCTGAGATCCTGAGAACACCTCCTTCTGTAATAAAAGATGATGCTCAATTCAACGCAGAAATGGAAGCACAGCAACAACAACAAGCAATGATGGCACAGTTGCAACAAGGACAGATTATTGCAGGAATAGATGAAACTTCAGCAAGCGCAGAAAGCAAACGAGCGCAGGCTTCAGCAACAATAGCTAATGCTACTTAATAAAGAAAAACGTAGACGAGCAACCTATAAAGAGGTATTTACAACGGAAGCAGGACAAGAAGTCCTTGAAGATTTACTAAAGTCGAACTATTTTTTTAATAGTACAGTAGGGGATACACCCTACGAAACGGCTTTTAACGAGGGTCGTAGATCAGTCATATGTGCGATTCTTAATTATGTAACGCTTGATATTGATAAGATACAAGCACGATTAAAGGATAGTTATGAGCGAGGAAGCAGTAGCGACTTCGACAACTTCTGAATCAGCACCATCAGCACTATCAGCACCAGTTGACGGTGGATATGGTTCAGAATCCGCAAGTCCCTCTTCTATTATTAGTGGTGGACAAGTCAATACCCCACCAAATCTTAGCTTTAGCCCACAGCATTTACCTGATGGGTTATCAGAAGAGCCTTCCCTACAGAACTTCGATTCTGTGGACAAGTTGGCTAAATCTTATGCCCACCTTGTTAAAAAGATGGGTGTTCCT